TGTTGGTAACTGAATAAGGGTTAGCGCCTTATCATTTTTTGTTGTGCAAATACAGAAAAGTTGAACCACTCTGCTTTATGAGGCAGTTACCAACAATCTATGCCAATTACATATATTAGGGTAATATACCCACTATGGAAAAAAGAGGCAGACCATCCGCATACTCAAAAGAGATAACGGAACAAATCATAGAGCGACTCTCAGACGGAGAGCCGTTGAGGGTCATATGTCGCTCCGAAGGAATGCCCAAGTGGAGAACTGTTTACGACTGGATGGCGAGATATGAAGATTTTTCCGCACACATCGCCCATGCGAGAGAAATCGGTTTCGATGCCATAGCCGAGGAAGCGCTCTTAATTGCTGATACTCCTTGCTACGGAGAGACAATAGAAACCACCCCNCTAGCCAATGGTGAAATCAGAGTTAAGACCATCAAGGCCGATATGATTAACCACCGCAAGTTGCAGGTCGATACCCGATTAAAGCTATTGGCTAAATGGAATCCCAAGAAGTATGGCGATAGAGCCGTTGAAGAGCATGATGGAACNCTAACCATCGTCAACGGAAAAGACCTTTGAAAATCTACCTCCCAAAACTGCACTCTGGGCAGGAAGAGATATACGACAATCGCACCAGATACAACAGGGTCCGATGCGGTCGGCGATGGGGCAAGACAGTATTAGCCGAGTTCATCGCTAGTAACTCAGCCGCAAGGGGCCGCAATGTAGGCTGGTTCGTCCCCCAATACAAAATCCTTGCAGAAGCCTATCGAGAACTGGAGGACATGCTCAACCCTCTAATTAAGTCAGCATCAAAGATTGATGGTGTCATAGTTCTAAAAAATGGGGGGCGCATAGACTTCTGGACCCTAGAGAATGAAAGGGCTGGTCGCTCCCGCAAATACCATGATGTCATCATTGATGAAGCGGCATTCGCTAAAGAGAATATGCTCCACATTTGGAACACAGCGATTAAGCCTACTTTGCTAGACTATGTTGGCAATGCATGGGCTTTCAGCACTCCCAATGGAATGGCGGAGGAGAACTTCTTCTTCAAGATTGGCGATGACCCGCAAATGGGGTTTAAAGACTTCCATGCTCCGACTCATACTAATCCGTTCCTACCGCAGGAAGAACTGCTCAAGCTGGAGAAGGACAATCACCCGCTAGTATTTAGGCAAGAGTATCTAGCTGAGTTTGTCGATTGGTCTGGTGTCGCATTCTTCAGCCTTGACAAAATGCTGGTTGACGGAAAGCCAGTGCCTTACCCGATTAAGTGCGACACCGTGTATGCGGTCATAGATACAGCGGTCAAGGGCGGCAAGGAAAATGACGGTACAGCTGTTACATACTTTGCGCTCAATAAGTTTTTCGGCGCTCCCATAACAGTATTAGATTGGGACATCATACAAATTGATGGCAATTTATTGGAGAGTTGGATGCCAACAGTATTTCAGCGGCTGGAGGAACTGGCTAGGGAGACACAATCGAGACATGGCTCAACTGGTGCATTTATTGAAGATGCCGCCGCTGGGTCCATCTTGTTACAGCAAGGGCGCACTCGGGGCTGGGACACACACAAGATTGACTCGGGGTTGACTATGGTTGGCAAGGATGAGCGAGCCATTTCGGTATCGGGCCACTTCCATCAAGGGAAGGTGAAGATGTCGGAGTATGCATATGACAAGACGGTGGCTTTTAAGAATGTGCAAAGAAATCACTTACTAACTCAGGTGACAAGTTTCCGAATTGGGGACAAGGATGCTTACAAAAGAAGTGATGATTTATTAGACTGTTTTACCTATGGCATAGCAATCGGTGTTGGAGATAAATACGGATATTGATACAACTATGACTCAAGCAGAATGGGAAGATAGACTAGGTTATAGAAAAGGTTTAATATACGAAAGAGTGAAGCATGGGTGGTCTTTGGAAAAAACTCTTGCGACTAAAATGATGGTGAAATTCTTTTAAGGCTCAAGATGTCTGAAATTTCTATAAACAATACAAGTCTAGGGTCAACACTGTCGCAGTTGTTGGAGGCGCAGTCGATAGAGCCAGGCTCGGATGCGGGCTACGGTCTGTGCAAAGCCATCTGGGAATACCACCCTTTAGGCGGCAAGATTGTCGAAAAACCCGTCCGCTTGGCCTTGTCCAAGCCCCGCACCATCACCATCGACTGTGAACCAAAAGAAATGCTGGTCGATGCCTTCAACAAGGAATGGGAAGACTTAGGCGCAACCGCTCACATTCGGGACACAATGTTTCTGAAGCGCACCTATGGCGCATCAGCTATCGTATATGGCGCACCTGACATTCCCACCACAGAACCGATTGACCCTTGGAAACTCTCAGACCTTAATTTGTACTTTAACCAGCTGGACCCGCTCAATTTGGCTGGTTCAATCGTTACAAACCAAAACCCAAATGCGCCTGATTTTCAAAAGCCATTGGCTTACACAACAGCCGCAGGTCAGCCGTACCATCCAAGCCGCTCAGTCGTGGTATTCAACGGCACACCTATTTACCTATCCTTCCAGTCTTCCACATTTGGCTTTACTGGTCGATCTGTTTTTCAAAGGTCTTTATATCCACTGAAGTCTTTCATTCAGTCGATGATTACCGATGATATGGTGACATACAAGGCAGGTTTACTCATTGCCAAACAAAAGCCAGCTGGGTCCATCGTCAACCGATTGATGCAACAAGCCGCAAACATTAAGCGAGAATATTTGCAAAGAGGTGCAACTGGCAATGTATTGTCAATTGACATTGATGAAAGCATCGAAGCGATTAATTTGCAAAACACCGATACTGCAATGAAAACCGCAAGGGACAACATCATTGCAAACATTGCGGCGGCATCTGATGTACCAGCTATCCTATTAAGAGATGAAGCATTCACTCAGGGATTCGGTGAAGGCACAGAAGACACAAAAGCAATTGTTCAGTATGTAGACGGTATCCGTGAAGAGATGCGGACCCTCTTTAAATTCTTTGACAAAATCGTCATGCATCGTGCATGGAACAAAGAGTTTTTCGAGGCAGTGCAAAACAAATACCCAGACTTGTACAAAAACAAAACATACGAACAGGCTTTTTATCATTGGGAAAAGAACTTTAAAGCTGATTGGGAAAGCCTCATGGAGGAGCCAGAATCAGAAAAGGTCAAGATTTGGGAAACCAAAGTCAAGGCGATTAATGAAGTTCTTCGCACCACATTGCCAATCATTGACCCACAGAACAAGGCATTCCTCATGCAATGGGCGGTGGACAACATCAATGAAATGCCTGATATGTTCCAGTCAACATTGCAACTCGATGCTGACTTACTCGCAGAGTATGAGCCACCACAAAATGCAATGCCAGAAGAGAGAATGCCTCGAAGCGATTCGGCTATTGGCTCGGCTCCTGTGGTGATTAACAACAGCTACGGCAGACATCGACATGATGCGGATTTTGTTGAGTCAGACCATCCAAGAGGTGAAGACGGTAAATTTGTAGCGGGTGCAGGTGGCGGCGGAGCTGGTGGTGGCGGTCGTGAAGTTGCGGCAAACCCCGCCCCAAAGTTCCCTTTCGCTATAAGTAACGATGCAGAGCATTGGGTGACACTTCACGGTGGAGAAGGTGAAGAAGGTCACGGTGGTAGTCATGTTTTAATTAACGGGGCTGGCGAAATTGTTGCTGGCGCTGGTGGCAAACTTAATGGTCAAACGCTTGGTGGCGTGAAAAGCAAATCAAAAGATGTTGAAAAGCATGGCCCTGTTGTTAAACAGTTTCCAGAAAAGCAAGCCGAAAAAGAACCAGAAAAGCCAAAATTAAAGTCTGGCTTATCCGAGAATAGCGATGGTTATTCTCATAGCAAAGAAGCTCAAGAATTAGGCGAAAAAGCACAAACAGCAAAAGAACATATGGACGCTAGAAATGCCCATGTACTTGCTGCAAATAACATTTCAAGAAGAAAAGACCCAGAAGCATGGATGTACCATTACGAACAATATAAGTTTC